TCCAAAGACGGTATATCATCAACCAAGCTGCGAATCCTGTCTGTATCAATTGGACCAGGCGCAATATTTATTGTTGTAACATTTCTGGATGCCAATTCTCTACTTATTGATTTTAAAACGCTAGTAAAAGCTATTCTATATGCGTTTGACAAAATCAATTTAGAATCTGGTTCTTTGATGTTGTATGAGGAAACTAGAAATATAAAACCACCATCATTAATTTTTACATTTTGTAGTATCTTAAAAAAAGAATAAAAAAGTTGATTGTGATACTTTACACAGTCTTCCTCTGTTATGTCTTCAAAGGATTTAGCAGGTGGGCCACCAGTATTCAGCACAAGAATATCCAAATTTTTGTTTTCAGATATAAACTTATCAACTTGCTTCATATTTGATGTATCCAGCTGACTACTTGACAGACCTATAACTTCTAAAAAATCTAACTCAGACAAACAGTCAGCGATCCCTTTGCCTATACCTCTACTACCTGCCAAAACAATAGCTTTTTTCATTATTTGCTCTCCATTTTATTTTTCATACTAATTTTTGCGCCACCGCCAATCGCTTTTCGCAATTTTTTTATGTTTTCAGCAACTGAAGCGGCTTCCTCAACCAACAAAGAATGTTTGTCATCAGGATACTCTCGTTCGTTATCTAGCTTAACATAAAACAATATATCACTTGGATTATAACACAATGACATATATATTACATTTTTGTTTTCACAATGATTTCCAAAAGATATATCTAAACCATATTTCTTTTTCATCTTAGAAATTGCTGCTAAATTACAATCACTTATATCATATGATAATTGAGTATGGTTTAATACAAAATTTTTGTTGCCATAATTATCAACAAATTTACTAATTTCATAATCAGAAGACAATCCTGTTGATACAATTACTTTTTTTTGAGTTTGAGATAATTTCTCAACCAACGAATAATTGTTTATATCGTTTCTAATGATTTTATAAAAATCAGTACCAATAGACTCTAAAAAGTCTATTTGATCTTCATCAGCAATTGCTATACCAAATTTTTTATTGCTACCCTTTACTAATCGAGATGCCAATTCATATTCTTCTTTTTTTAAAAGAAGATTTCTACTATCTCTTTGATAGAACGCTTTTTCCCTTATTTGCAAAGAAATGGCATCAATTTTTGAATTTTTAAGGTTGTCAATATATTTTTCTACGTTTGAGAACTGTCCAAGGTGGTTTAGTCCTATTTCTGCTATTATCATATTAATTTCCTAATTAAATATAAATCTTCTTCAGTGTCAATTTGAAAACTTTTGTATTGCGGCATTTCAATAATGCCTATCTTACCACCATATCTCAATCCAGAGTATAAAAGTTGTTTTTTTGTTGTGACGTACATTGCACCATTTTCTACATAAAGCTCTTCTTTGTCTTGCCTTCTGGGTCTTTTATCTATGTCCCACATATATGGTGTTCTGTCTTCTTTCCATCTCGGAAGCCAATGTTCTTTGTAGGCGCTAAAACATGAATCATATTTTCCAGAAATTATTGCATTTATACCTTTATTGATATATTGAGTCTCTATCAATGGTGAAGTTGGCTGCAAAAATACTAAAATGTCAAAAGTGTTGTTTTCTGCAAAGTGTACCAACGCTGCATCTGGCATTATAATATCTCCACACAACTTCTCTGGTCTATCAATTACTTTAGCTCCACACGATAGCGATGTCTTTTTTATTTCACTATCATCAGTGCTTACCCATGTTTCTGAGGATTTAGACGCTAAAGAAGCATCAATCGAATACTTTATAAGAGGCTGATTATTTACATCTATTATGTTTTTTCTTGGTATACATTTACTTCCACCTCTTGCAGTTATCAAGGTTTTTATTATCATATTATTTCCTTAGAGATTGTTTTTTACTAAGTTCTCCACCAAAACACTCTCTTGGACCGTAAACACCCATAGAACTGTCTATATCTCTAATACCTTTTACTAGTTTTATCATCCCTTGAATCTCAACTGAAGCTAACTGATCAGACCCCCACATGGTTCTGTCCAATGTTATGTGTCTTTCAACCCATGTACATCCCATAGCGCAAGCAGCAAATGTTGTCGCGAGGCCAAATTCATGACCTGAATATCCCACTTCACAATCCCATTTATCTTGAAGCCACTTTATATAAGAAAGATTTAGCTCGTTTACGGGGCAAGGATAAGTTGAATTTGTGTGCATAACAACATCAGGATTGCACGCTTCAATACATTTTACAATTTCTTCTTCAGTGCTCATTCCTGTTGAGATCAATAAAAAATTAGTGTTATCTCTAGCATATCTACATAAATCAATGTCAGTTATTAACGCTGATCCTATTTTCATCGGGCCATCATACTTTGACATGAAATCTACGGATGGTTTATCCCACACAGATGCAAAAATTTTTATAGGCTTGTTTTTTACATAATCATATATTTCATCATATTCTTCTTTTTCAAATTCAATTTTTTTCTTATAATCAATATATTTTAATTCGCCCCATGGAGTTTGTCTAAGTTTGTTTTTTTGAGCATCCGGCACGCAAAGATCTGGAGTTCTTTTTTGAAATTTAGCATAATCACAACCTGAGAGTATAGACGCGTCTATTAATCGCTTTGCGTGCTCTAATGAACCATTGTGATTAATACCTATCTCTGCTATTATATTTGTATATTTCATTTTGTGCTCCAATTTAACGATGCATAAACAATTATATCGTCTTTGTATGGTTTAAGTCAAGAAGATTATTTAAAAAAGAATCTAAAACAATTTTTTCTTTATAATTTTCATACACCATATATTTGAAGGTATTGATTTGTGGCGCTTGAGGATGACCAGCATTTCCAATCATTTCTTCCTCTCTGCCGGGATGGGTATGTCCGGGGCGGTGACATAGTGATGGATGATCTCCCTGAGCGTAAAACGAAAACCCTGTGATTAGAAGTTCTTTTATATTATGCTGCAGTAGCAATAGAATAGATGTCTGACCTGCGTTTGGTTCGCACCCAAATATATCGTAAACTTTACGATAGTTTTTTATACCTATCCACCAAAATGGTGTATTGTGAATGTTGATTTTATTAAAATTTTCAACTACATCGCTTACATGATCATCTCGCCACAAGGACCAGTTATTGTCAGAACCTTTAGCTTTTACACACGGACACACTACGTATTTTATTTTTTCTGCCACCTCAGTTTTTTCTTTTATCCTGTTTCCAAGCTCCTCTATAAAGTCTGATCCGCAGTTATTAAACATTATATCAGTCCTATTCCCATAAAAGTTTTCAAAGCCAGTGGGGTGTACCTCGTTAACTCTACAGACTATATCATACTGATCTATTTTTTTACCTAGTCCCATGTCAATGAGATGAGGAGATGGTCCAACAATGGCAACTCTTTTATTTTCTAATAATTTCGATAGGCCGGGGTCTAAATCTAAATCAATCATCTTCCCTCTCCAAATAACATTTAGTTATCTTTTCTATCCCATCCTCTAACGTGGTTTTTGGTTGCCAATATTTTAATATGTTTTGATCAGGCTCATATTGTAAATTTAGCTGAACTGTATCTTTTTTTTGGCCTCTGGTATATTCACAATTATAAAGTTTACATACTACTTTTGCGACTTCCTCAATCGAAGTCCATTGAAAATTAGAAATATGTAATTGTTCTTCTCGTGATATTATATCATAATTTTTACTTAAAGTTAACAAAGCTTCACAGCAATCTTCAACATATAAAAATTGTCTTTTTTCTTTACCGGAGGTTCGCATATTAATGCAGCCATTTTCTTTTGCGCTTCTCACAAAGTCAGTTATGACATGACATCTTTCTTCTTCTATGTCAAGTTCTGGGCCATAAACATTCCACAGTTTAACGTATAATCCGCTTAGCGCACTTGTATATTTTTCTCCAATTAGTTTTGCATTTCCATAGCTTGAATGCACCATATCTGACATTTGCGTCGATGTAAAAATAAAAGGTTTATTGTATTTATGAATTAATTCAAATGTATTTTTCATTAAAGATATATTATTATGGACAAACTCAAACTCTTTGTCTTTTTTAGACAAATACTTACTTCCACCTACATCAAATGCCAAGAAAAACACAAAATCAGAATTTTTTAATTTATTTATAAAGATGCTCTTTTGTTCTGGTTTGTCCAAAAGTCTTAAATCTTCTAATGGATCCCTTCTAAAATCATATTCTTCAACGTGGTGATTTTTAGAACGAAGAAAATTAACCAAAGGCTTACCTATTTGCCCTTCTGATCCTAAAACTAAATATTTCATTAACATCGTTCCCCCATCGGCCATGTTGTTGAATCTTGCTGAATATGTAAGTCTTCTTCAATACCGCCGGGGCGAATCCTTGTGAACCTTATTGGCACGGTTTTAACTTTTAAGTTATGATATTCTAAATGATAGTGCAAAGAAGATTCTGCATGTATCGTGTGACCCAATAAAGAATATCTTTTTATAAAATCATATTCTGACATGTAGATGTTCATGTTGTTACCATTACTAACTGCGAATCTATCATTGTGGCCGGCGCCTTGTACAACACTCCAACAATGGAAATCAGGTGTGTATACATAGTTTTTTATATCATACTCATCAAAATCAGCCGGGAGTTTATCAAAATACCTAACATCTAGTCTGGATCTAACTACTCTATCATACTTTATATTATTATTTTTTTCATAATTTATTCTCATCTCATTGCATTTTTTCATAGCATACAACATTTGCATATAGCCGTTTATTCCGCCGCGACAATCAGCCTGCATATGATTTATGTTATTTAAATCCAAAATTGGATCAGGCTTGATTACTAATTGTGTTGCAGTCATGTACTTTTCTGCTTTATATGATGAGTCGTTTTCAGAAATGTACATAAATATATCACAATCTCCCAAAAGATCTAAAAGATTGTTTTTTATACTTTCATGAGTATATTCTAACGATCTACATTGCCCTGTAAAACAAACAGCTGTTTTCAATTATTTATTTCCTTATTTATAATTTCGCTTATCGTCATTATTTCTTGCTTTGTTAGTTGATGATTGTTTGGCAGGTACATGCCGTAATTGTCTACTTTATCTGCATTTTCTAAAAAAACACGAGGATAATTTTCTGTCCAAAAAGGCTGTTTTGCTAAGGATCCACATATCAAAGGTCTAACTGCTATGTTATTTTTGTTTAAAGCTGAAACTATTTTATTTCTTTTTGGATGAATCACAGGATAAGCAAAATTAGAAACGAATCGCTTTTTATTACTTTCATGAGGATTCCAAAAATCATTTTTTATTAATTTTCTGTATAAACTGTAATTGTCATTTCTACGCTGAACAATTGATTTTAATTTTTCTAGTTGACCAATTCCAAGAAAGGCTTGTAAATCTGTCGACCTAAGATTAAATCCAAAATAATAAAATTTATATAAAGATTCAAAATCATCAACTTTATGAAGTTTTCTAAGTCTCTCCTTTTCTTTAGTATCCATGTCTCTATCCCAGCCATGACTTCTAATACTTTTTAATATATTATAAAGTTTTTCATCATTTGTGCAAACCATTCCACCTTCAATGGTTGACATGTGATGTCCAAAATAAGTTGAAAAAGAAGACATGTATCCAAAATTTCCAATCTTTTTGCCTTCAAATTCTGATCCTAAAGACTCGCAAGCATCTTCAAGTAATATAATGTCGTTTTCTTCACATACATTAACAAGACTTTTCATATCCGGAACAAGTCCTAATACCGAAACTAAAAGTAATACTCTAGGAGAGTGTTGTTTTATTAATTTTTTAAAATGATTTATATCAATTGATAAATCATTCAGATTACAATCACATAAAACTGGGGTTAAACCTAATTGCACGACAGGAGCAAGGTCAGTTGCCCAAGAAACTGCTGGTATTATAACGGTATCCCCTTTTTTTATTTTACCAGTTTCTATTAAGCTGTATAGCATAATTAGATTAGCGGAAGATCCAGAGTTAACAAACAAAGAATATTTACACCCAAGATATTCTGACCATTTTTTTTCATAGTCTATAGTTACTTGGCCTTTTGTTAAATGAGGATAACCACTAAGCCATTCTATTAATTTATCAATATCTTCTTTATTTAGAGTGTCTTTTACTAGCGGTATATTATTGTCCATCATAAAATTCCTTTATAGAGTCAATTATTTTATATTGTTCTTCTGTTGATAAATTGTATGAAGATGGAAGTGAAATACCGCTTTCATGTATTTTTTCACTTATAGAAAAATCACCTTTAATATTCATTTCTGAATAGCAAGGTTGCATGTGTAGAGGATAGAAAAAATCTCTTGTTTGTATTCCTTTTTTATATAGAAAAGCTTGTAGCTGTTGTTTTTTATAAGCCATATATGATGTAAACCAAAATACGGGTGTTGAATACGAACTTATATGAGCCGGAACAAAATATTCTTTTACAGGCAATAATTCTTTATAATAAAGTTCTTGTATATGTTTTTTCTTTAAAATAATTTTATCTAGTTTATTCAACTGAGCTATTCCGATTGCAGCCTGCATTTCTGTAAAAGAAAAATTGTAACCTATATAATCATGTTTAAAAATGCCTTTCCTGTCTCTCCCATGATTTTTTAATCTATAACATTGTTTTTTTATTTCTTCGCTATCAG